AACATTAGTATCCCCATTAACGGTAACAGTATTTTTTTCAGTTGTAATACTTACATTACTCATGTTGAAGTGTATCCCTCGCTTACAAATATTGTACCTTCTAAATAATATTCTTTAGACCCCGAAGCATTAATTAATAACACATCATATTTTAAAATATCGGGAGTAAAGGTAGCAGTTTGAGTATCAGTAAGAGTAATACTTACCGATCCAGCGACTCTATCTGTGTAACTAACAGAAAAATCAGCATATTTTGTGGTACGTGTTTCTTCCCAAACCTGTGCAGCTACAGTAAATCCAGTAAGATTTATAGCATTATTATTGTTGTCCTTGAAAAGAAGCGGAATTGTATGATCCGACCTTCTTTGAAGCGTGAAGTTATATATGCCAGGTTCGATTGCCATAATTAAATTTTTATTATGTACATCATAGCTACGTTACTAGGTCTTGTTTCTGATCCTTGATTACCAGTGTTACCTGATGCAGAAAATGTATGTGTATGTGTAGCGTCCATACTAAAACCAGCAACAGGGCTAGTAGAACTTGAACCTGTTATGCTGTTATTTCCATCTAATTCTTTTGTAAATACACCACTGGCAGTACCTTGTGCTCGATAACCTTCTGATATTCTTCTGACATCTCCAGTTAAAGTAGGAGTTGGATTACTTGTTGTACCAGAAACACTTATAGAGTGGTTATGTGATTTATTATCTTCTGATTGAGAACTACCAATATTTCTATTTGCATCAGTACCAGAACCAGTGGTGTTTACACCTCTAATAAATTGACCTCTTAAATTAGGTAAATTAAATGTAGTGCTACTTGCTGAACCATAAGTCGTGCCAATTACTGCAAATAAAGCTGAGTATGTAGAACGACTAACTGAGCTACCATCACATTCTAAATAACCAGTTGGCACACCAGCTTGTGATCCTGCTAAAGCAAAAACAGATCCAGCAGGAACTCCTTGAACTACAGAAAAACTTAAATTACCAGAACCATCAGTCTGTAAAAACTCTCCACTACTTCCATCAGTGGAAGGTAAAGTTAAAGTTACGTTTGATGATAGAGAAGCTGGTGATTGTAAGGCTACATAATTCGTACCATTGCTTGATGCTTCTTTAAGTCTTAAATCACCTTGATTATTAATACTAATACCTGCACTATCTACTGTTGCTCTTTCTGCTCCACTAGCAGAAATTCCAATAGCGTTAGTTGCTGACTTAAATAAACCAGTAGAAGTATCACCAAAATTTATAGACGGAGTGCCAACAACACCAGCAATAGCTTGAAGAGCACCAGTTAAAGTATCTCCTGATTTCTTTACAAGACCTAAGTTATCTTCATCTAAATTGCCTACTTCATAAAATGTTGCTGCCTGACTATCAGTAGGGTCAGCTTGATCCCCTCCGCTTGTTGCTCTTATTAATAATTTTTTGGGAGTAGTAGAATTATCAGCTACAAACTCTGCTGGTAAAATAGTTCCTGCTGAACTTCTAGGTCCAAAATTATTGGCAGCAGTAGCTTTTAAAGTATCCTCCATATCTTCTCGAACTACCTGTCCAGAAGCATTAGCTATATTTTTATCGCCTCTTTGAAATGTGGACATCTAAAAAATACTTTCCTCCATATTACACCCCTTTACCATAACCGACAGCTTGGAAAGTAAATTGTTTATCTATAAAAGTTGTTCCATTTTTAATTTTTATAGTAAAACCAGTTCTTGATACGTTTGATAATTCAAAGTAATCGCCACTCGAAGCTCCAACTATTGTTATACCGACTGAAGGTGGGAAAGCATTAGCTCCTCCTAAAGATGACGTTCCAGTGAAGAAAGGGTTTGCAAATGTTACCGTTTTGCCAGAAGAAGAAGTGCCAGAATCAATAGGGCTAGTTCTTATTGTGTTATCTGTATGTATATAAGCTCTTTCTGTTCTTGATTCAAAAGAAGCAATAACTCCTAACTCTTGAACGGAAATATTATGTGCCAACGATTCTGACTCTAATATTGCTCTAATTTTAAATCCACGACCTTTATAAGTACCGTTTGCAAATGTTTGAAAGTCTGTATATGTAGGAGATCCAGAACTAGGATCATCTTGAGTAACTTTTACTGCTAAAGATGCAGACACATCGTCTATTGCAGGTCCATCAAAATTACCGTCTGTAGCATAATCGTCCCATAAAGTTCCAGCAGGTATTAAAGCATCAACAGTATTAACAAAAGCAAATGTGCAATTAGACGATGAAATAGCACTACCAGAAGCAAGGAATTGAAAAGTGTTAGTAGTAACGGCCACTATTTTGTTAACACCACTTGTAGCTCCCCCCGTTAAAGCAACAAAGTTTACATAATCTCCAACTGATCTTCCATGTCCGTTACTTGTTATCTCAATCACAGTTTGAGATTGTCCACTTATTGTTGCGGTAGTTCTAACATAAGTTGCAGTAATAGTCTGACCACCTATTGCAAATCCAATAGCTTGAATTGTTCTTTGTAAATTTAAAGAATAAATAGCTTCTAAATCTATAGTTGTTGCAAAATCGTATGTGCCAGTTAAATTTGTCGCTGGATTGGTTAGCTGTAAACCACCACCTACTACAGACACATTAGTTTTAGTTCCTCCAAAAGCTGTTGGGTCAGTATCTTCTCTGTCAACTAATATTCTCTGACTATCAATTAAATCAGGTAAATCAATAATTACACTTGTTGCATTTCGGCTAAAACGACCACCATCATCTTGAAACTTTAAAATATACTCTCCTTCTAATGCAGGAACATCAGCCATAGTACTGTTACCTGCTAAAGCTGGTATTAAATCTACTGAGTTTTGGAACGTACCACTACCATCAGTTCTACTACTGTGCCTTACATATACTCTTCCACCGTGTAAAACATCTGGATTTACTGCTAGATCCCATCTAAGTCTTATTAATTTATTAGTTAAAGGTTCAAATGTTAAGTTCTGAACAGCATCAGGTGGTTCTGTCTTACCTTCAGCATTAAAAGTAATAGTACTAGCACTATTAGATAGCCTTAATGCAGCGTTAAAAGAAAAAACACGGATTTCATAAGTACCTGCTTCATTATTCATTATCTCAATATCAGGTCTAAATACTGTTTCACTTCTCCAGTTTGTATTATTAAATCTATATTGAACAAGATACTGACTAACACCAGTTCTAACTTCCCAAGAAATAATTATTTTTGATACCGCAAGATTATTTATGGTTACAATTTTTTCAACAGCAGCTAATCCACTAGGAGGATCCTTAAGCTCACTTAATAACGATATATTTCTTGTAGGCAGTGCTTCTCCTAATTCAATATTGTTGTACTTACCCTCTTTATAGCTAAGACCAGTAATTACAAAATTTGTACCATCTTGTTCTTCTACGCTGATTACTCTAAATAGTTGAGGTTCAAGTGGAGTGCTTGATAAAGTCCATATAGATTGTGCAGCAGGAGTTTGAGATAACGCAGAAGATAAAGTAATTATTCCATTTCCCCCAGGATCAACACTTGTTGTTGTCTTTTCTTCTACTTTTCCGTCAGGTAATAAGACAAAACACTTTTGATTGCTTCCTTCAAATCCACTTAGGTCTTTATTGTTATCAACCGTAATTGTAGTTGTAGTAGCAGATTTTATTCTTCCTGACCGTCTTTCTCCTCCTCTAACTGGATCAGCTACAGATATAACACTTCCAGGTCTTACGATTGCTCCTGCATCTAACGAAGTTGTAAAAGTTACTGTTTCCGATTCTTGTTCTTCACTAAAAACAATAGCCTTTGCTAATCTTCTGGCTTGTTTTCGTGAAGTACAGCCAAATGCTTTTATTGTTTTCTTTACGATTCCATACTTAGCTATTCTTGCAGCTTGAACTGGATCAGAGTCGTCATCACCATACACTTCATAATCTACTTCTCTTGAATCCATGTTGAAATAGCTGACACTAACTACAGAGTGCCTTTGTCTTAAACTACTTCCTGAGTAAGAAAAACCTGCTTCGCTTACATTTGACAAACTAAATAAATAACTTGTATCAGTTGGCCTATCTTGTGCAATAGTTATAGAACCAGCTTGCCATATAGGAAAAGCTCTCATAATACCCGCCAGTTCATTTATCAAGGTATATGCTTCGGTAGTTCCTTGAATAGCAGTATTGCAACTAAATCTTGCTTCACTTGTACCATCTACTGAATCAGTTAATAACGTATTTGCATATCTAGAGGCTTGAACATAACTAAATAAATCTATGTTGGAATATAACTTTGCATCAGTAGATTGATCTGGAGCGATATGATCTCCTAACCCATATCTTTTATTAGTAAGTAAATCAAGCAATATCATCGCAGGGCAGGTGCACCATACGGCATTTTGCATCGTTCCATTAAAGATATAATTTTGTGGATATATTATTCTTCCTGTTGCATTATCAACAGTAGGAGTACCAGAACTGTTAGCACCTGCTCCTGGTATTCTTACTTTAATACCACGAATACGAAAAGCCCTTTGTGGAACTGAACTAAATTGTTCAGAACTTATTCTTAATGTTGAATAAGCACAGTTTGGATAAGTTCTAGCATCATCCAGTATCTCTTCAATTCTTGTAACTGTAAAAGTATCTTGAACTTCATCGGGGTTGCTGTCAGCAGTAACTCGTTCAACTCTTACTTTTGCTTGTGTGTAATTAACAGGTAAGGGCACTCTATATTCTTTTCCATAAGCATCAGCACTTCTGCCTTTAATTGTGTCAGTAATTTTATTTACAAACGTACCACTATTATTAGTTTCTAATCCTATTTTTAAAGTTACTTCTGTTCCTAAAATATCTCCATTAGTTTCAAATTTTTGCAATGCTGCAAAAGTAACTGTAACTTCTACTGCATCTTTTCCAGTATTTAAATTAGGACTATCTACGGGAGAAGAAGTTGTAACAGCACTGGTCGAACTAGGAGTTCTAGAAGTTGTTTGTTTTGTAAGTATTTGATTGCTGACGTTATTTACAGCAGTTTGATTATCTTCTCCAAACTTAGGCACGAAAGTTACATCTTGATAACTAAAATCTGTATCTTGTAAGTTATTTAATTTTGCAGTAAATTCTGCATCTGTTAAATCAGGAGAGACATTTAATATAGAACTATCGTTTAAAAATATGTCAGCTAAACAAGCATTGTTATAGTTAGCATTATTTCTTGCAATGCTTCTTTTAGATGGTGTAGCAAAGCCTTCTATTTCACCCTCTGATAATAAATCCTGTACCGTTGCAAACTCCTTACTATTTAAACTATCTTCTGCCCTAATTGGATCTCTGGGTTTTCTTGGGCCTTTAGCTCCTCTAATAATTTTTGTCATTTTTTACTCCGCTACTATTTGATTAGTGTCAATACCAGCCGATATAACTACCGATCCAGTGACAATCTCTCCGTAACATAAAGGTATGCTAGTTCCTGCTCTTGAAGTATTTTGAACTCCAGAAAAACTAAATGATATTCTAGGATCTTCTTCGTTAGTGAAATCTTTTGGTTTTGGCAAAGGGAAAAGCATTTCTGATACACCCTGTAAAGCTAAAGCTCCTCCTATAGTTATTGCTGCTTTAGTTAGATAAGTAGCTTCAGCAAAAGACCCTGTTACTCCAGCACCTTTAAAAAATGCTGTACCCGTTACACCTCCTGTCATAAACGCAGTTCCAATTAAAACTGCTCCTAGTAAAAATTTACCAGTTCCACCGCCAGCACCGGTAATTACAGGAACTATGCTTACACCTTCTTTGCCTATAGGACTATGTAAGTGTTCTTCTGATACTTCGTATTTATTAGAAATAATTTTATAATGCCTATCGTTCATGTGTGCTTCTAACCCTGGAAAGTTAGTAATTAAAAATCTTACAGCATCAGCAGAAGTATTAATAACAGCATCTAACTCTTTGTGACCTACAAAGTCAGCTAAATCACCATAAAGTCTAACTTTCTTGAGCATAGCGATACCTCTTACCAGTACATTTTAACAACCATTCAGAGTAAGGCTCTTTACAAGATAGTCTATCTGCTAAATGATGTAAAACCATATCTCCGAGAAAAATAGCTACATGATTTAAAGTTGGGTGCATTATTGACATCAATAACACATCGCCTTCTTTACATGGTTCGTCTGGCCTAAGTTCTCTAAAACCTGTTCGCCAAGCATAACTTTCAAATAGTGGATCAAATAAAAATTCATCAGGTGTCATAGTTCTTTCATAATCTTTTAAAATTATTCCTTTTTCTTCTCTATACCAATCAACAACTAATGACCAGCAATCAGTAACACCCCAAATCCACTCACGGCCTAATAAAGGTGCTTTATAGCCTGTAGGTTCTAAATATTCCCATTTACCCGTTTGAGGACTAACGATATACCAAGGTAAATTACTTTTTTCGCAACTAACTTTATCTGCCTGACTAGGTTCTGGTGAAGCCATTGGGTGACTATGTATAACAGCAGTTATCTCTCCTAAATTATCTGCCTTTACATAATCTTCTGGATCAAGAATAAAACATTGATGATCTGTAATTGCAATATTATTACAAGGATAATACCTTTGTTTGCCTCGAATATTAAGTAGTAAACCTACTGATTCTTTGGGGTTTTGGTCTTTCGCATGAACCAATGCGTCATCTTGCCAACTCATTGAACAAACGTACCAATAGCAGGGAATAACGCTCTAGTACATTGTCTTTTTGGTAATCTTACTCCAGCTAAATCACTGACTGCACTTAATTCAAATTCAACTATTTCTCTATTTTCTGTTGCTTTTCGATCCACTAAATAAATTTGTCTTTCAAATTCAGCGTTAGGATCTGGTGTTCCAAATGGATTGCTGCCTCCGCTAAAGTTTGCAGCATCAAGAAACTGTGCCATTGTAGTAATTCTAGTAAATACTGCTCCTGTTAAATCGTTTCCAGCTTTACCTGCTCTTGCGTTTATTCTGTTTAATATTTCAGAAATAGTGCCAAGAGCGTTACTAACAATAATTTTAGGTCTAGGTATTTGACCACGCTGATAAGCAAAACCAGTTGCTTCTACAGGAAATCTTGTATATGTATCACCAGCCCATACTATATCGCCATTTCCATTAGTATTTGTTCCTGAATGAAATCTTTGAGTGCTTACCTCTCCATGAAAATTATTATTTAATTCAAGTGAAAATAATTCAATAACAGAAAAGGGATTTAATTTAGATATATCTGCAAAGACACTACTAAACGCAACGTATCTGACATTGTTATCATAAGCTACTTCTCCTATCTTACGAGGCCAAGATGGTTCGCTACTGCCAGTTGTTCCTGCTTGTGTAACTCTAAAAAATAAACCCGTTACTGGATTTGTAGGAGAAACTATTTCATTTAAAGATACAGAAGTATTGGCACTCCAAACAGTAGCAGCACTCATGGTTCAAACACCTCTCTAAATGTTGCTTGTATTGTTGCTCTGTTTAAATATGGAATTGACTTAGACCATGACTCACATACAAATTTAGAAGAACTAGCTTCACCTGGAGGAGTAAAGTCAAAACTGGTAGTATCATTTGCTCTTGCATCTAAAAATGTTTCTATAGTATCTGCATCTGTTTCTGATACTTCAAAGGTAAAGTTGAATATTTTCGGATTTTGATGTTCTGGTAATCCAAATAAAATTCTATGTTCATAACCATCAGCAAAACGAACTGTTCTGGTATTTGGCTGTGATCTTTTTTGTTGTCCGTATGTTGGAGTGATTGAAGGGAAGGTAGCCATTATGCAAGTATTCCTCCTGGTCTTTTTTGTTCTAATAATTCAGATTGTACTGCAACTGATATAAGACGACCAAGTTCTCTACCTTGTTGTTCATCACCTTGAACAGAAGAACCAGAAGCATCTACATTTACAACAACAGTAGTAGATCCTCCTGTCATTTCATGGTTCGGAGTAACTCTACCTGTAACCCCTGGAGTAAATAATTCTGGTCCACGTTCTCCAACAATATATGATTTATTAGGTTTAGTAACACCACCATTTGCAAAAAATCCACCAATTCCAGGAATTGATCTAAGTAAAGATGTCGCACCAAAATCTATTAATTGTCTGCGAATAGATCCGAATACACTACTTGCTACTTCGCCTAATGTCATTGTTCCTGTTATTGCACCATCTATAGCATCAACAAGACCTGATTGAACTGTACTTGCAATTCCTTTATACAAAGTATCTATTCGTTCAAGTTCATCTTGTAAACGTAAAGCATTTTCAAATTGTTCTCTTTCTTCCATGTTAATTTTTTCATCAAATTCAAGAGCTTTTCTATCAAATTCTCTAAGTTTTTCTTGAATTTCAGCTTCACGACCACCTAGAGTTATAGATTCATTTAAAAATAAATTTTTATTTTCTACAGACTTTGTTATTTCATCATATTGTTTTCTTCTAAGTTTATCTAGTTCTAAATTTTCTTTATTAGTCTCTAGCTCTTGCATACGAGCAACAATTAAGTCATCTATCGCTTTCTTTTGGTTTCTATTTTTACCTTCTTTACTGGCTATTAAATCTTTAATTATTTGATCATCACTTGTTTTTGCATCTCCTAAAAGTCGTGCTCTTGTAAAACCAGTAACATTTCCTGGTTTGTCTTGAAATAGTTTTGCAGCTTCAGCACTTACTTTTGTTATGAACCTAGAAATTGCATTTCCAAGTTCTTGAGTTTGATCTGCAAAATCTCTTAATGCTTCAACACCATCTTCTCCAACCAATTCTTCCATTTTTTGCATACTTAAATTAAAAGCAGCTTGTTTACCTTCTGTTTTTTCTACTAGCTTTAAATACTCTAAAGTAGGAGTTCCTGCTAACCCAACTGCATTGCCAACAGCTTCAACATTAAACGAGAAAAAAGTAGCTGCTTTTCCTAATTCTTCTAATTTTTCTTTTGCAGTTGTAAGTTGTTGAAGAACAGCAGTAGCAACAAGACCTCCTGCAAAGCCTCCCATTTTTCCACCAATTTTAGTTCCTGCAAAACCACCAGCAAAACCAGCAGCACCTCCAAGTATTCCTTGTCCAAATAACAATGGAAACGCACCAGAAATAGCTCCGCTTGTTAATGCTGCTTGAAATCCTTTTGGATTTTGCATCGGAAACTGGTTATTACCCTGACCTTGATTAATTTTGTTTGCTAAATCATTATTATTTTTCTTTGCTTTTGTATTTTCGATTATTGCAGTTGTCTCAAGGTCTATATTTTTAATTTGTTTTGCTGCTGCCGTTGCTGCTGCTTTCTGTGCTTTTGTTCCAAGAGTTAAGCTATTAGCATATTCTTGTAAGGCTTCTGCTGCTGCCATTTGTTGGTTAGCAGTTTTACCAAAAGCTCCTTTTGATTTATTTACAGTTTTGACAAGCTCTTCCATGTCTTGTCTATATTGTTTTATCGTTTTACGATCACCTTTTCCTCCCTTCCCTCCAGTGTTTCGAGGGTTCATTATGTCTATCCCACGAATTTTATCTATACTTGCAGTTAATTCATTTACTTTTGTCTTTAATCTATCAAGACCAGATTGACCTTTTACTCTTAAATTTATATTTACACCGTAATCGGCCACAATAAAACCAAAACTTTATCTTAGTGTACCGCTTTTAGCGTTTTCTTGCTCGCGATTTATTCTTTACTTCTTCATAGGCTTTCTCTTCATATTCCTTTTTCAACTCATAATAAGCAAGCCAATTTATATATTCTTCTTGTGTTAATTTACTTGTTAATTCTTTTATAGTCATTTTTAACTCTGTAGCTAAAAAGAATATAAAAAACCAATCGTTTCTAGCTTTTTAAAGTTGCTTTCGCTTCCTCCACTTTATATTCAGAACCAGAGTTTATCATTGCAAGTTGAATATCCTGCAAAGTAGTTGCATTTACTTCTCTTCGTAAAGATGCTTTATGACCATCTTGAAATAAGCGGTTACCATTTTTATCTAATGCTTTTGTAATCATAAGATTCAAAGCAAAATCATCATTACTTCCTGAATCTCCAGACTTTGCAACAATCATTTCTCTTTCTGCAATAGTTAATGGATTCCAATATATTTCTAAAATTGTTTCATCTCCATCTTTTAACTCATACAAATATTTCTGGCTTACACCAAATTTGTTCTTAAGGAGTTCAATCGCTTCCATAAATTTATTAGATTGCTATTCTATTATACTAGGCGTTTGCTGAAAATTGACAAGATATTATTCCAATGAAATGACTTCTATC